GCCTACCTATTCGCCCATAACGCAGGAGGCTTTGGCCTAACTGGTACGGACAATGTGATTTCGTGTGGGTCGTTTACAGGAAACACAACAGTAACGCTTGGGTATGAGCCTCAATGGATTTTGGTAAAAAAATCTAGCGGAGTTGGAGATTGGTATTTGCAAGACAATATGCGTGGTTGGCCTGTTTCGGGTGATGCGGCATATTTACTTGCAAACTCAAGTGCCGCTGAAGGGCAAACTTCACAGATTTATCCAAACGCCACAGGGTTTAGCACTTTAATTGGTTCTGGTGACTACATCTACATAGCCATTCGTAGAGGCCCGATGAAAGTTCCTACGAGTGGGACTAGTGTGTTTAGTCCAAACATTGCAACAATTTCAGCAGGGGCGGCAACTTTAAATGTCACAACAAACTTTCCAGTTGATTTGAGTTTAAGTGCCCAACGAGGCGGTGGTTCATCAACCGCAGCAGATATGGATAGATTGCGTGGTGGGTCAACCAGTTCGTATTTCCGATTAACAACTTCTTCAACTGCCGCACAAAATTCTGGTTCGGGTGTTGGTATGGGGTTTGACAGTAATACTGCTTTAAAAGATAACTGGTGGAATTCGGCAGGTGGCAATATTGTTTACTGGAACTTCAGACGAGCCCCCAGCTTCTTTGATGAGGTTTGCTATACAGGGACGGGAGGAGCTAGTCAGACATTTACGCATAACTTGGGTGTTGCACCTGAGTTGGTGATTGTCAAGAATAGAGATTCCGCTGCTGCTTGGGAATCATTAGGTACTGCACTAAGTTCTTCACAAAGGCAAATTTATTTAAACCGAACTCAGGCAGGGGTTGCTGTTGCGTCTGGTCACCTTGGATGGAATGGAACAGATGGGGCTTATAAAGCACCGACTAGTTCTGTTGTTTATTTTGGTGGTGATTCTGATGTTGGTGGCTCTGGCGTGAAATATGTCGCCTATCTCTTTGCAACCTGCGCTAGTGTTTCCAAAGTAGGAAACTACACAGGAACAGCAACAACGCTTCAAATTGATTGTGGTTTTACAGGTGGTGCAAGATTTGTTCTCATCAAGCGCACCGACTCAACTGGCGATTGGTATGTATGGGACTCAGCCCGTGGCATTATTGCTGGCAATGACCCTTATTTGCTTTTGAACAGCACAGCCGCTGAAGTAACATCTACAGACTACATTGATACATACAGCGCAGGGTTTGAGATTAGTTCTACTGCACCAGCCGCTATCAATGCAAGTGGTGGCACATTCATCTTTTTAGCAATTGCTTGAGGTAATTAAAATGCAAATACGAACACAAACAGGCGCAGTCATGTACGAGGGTGAATTTCGTGCATACACAAAAGCCAATGGTGGCCCATCATGGGAGACAACAACAACTGAAGTCTTGGAAAGCTTGGGTGCTGATGTAGTCTTTGAAGGCGCACAAGCCACTGGCGGGACTGTTTACCAATACTCTCAAGCCTCTGGTGTCGAGCAGATTGATGGCAAGTGGTACACAAAGTACATCCTTGGCCCTGTCTTTATTGACCAAGTGGTAGATGGTGTAACTACTACTGCTGCTGAACAAGAAGTGGCTTATAAGGCTTCTAAGGATGCTGAACAGGCTAAGAGTGTTCGTGCTACCAGAGACACTAAGTTGTCTGAGACTGATTGGAGATTTCGTAGCGATATGACTCCATCACAAGAGTGGAAAGATTATTGCCAAGCATTGAGAGATGTTCCTACACAAGCGGGATTTCCTTGGACTATTAAGTGGCCTGTTGCACCATGAGCGAAGCGAAGACAATGAGTGATGAAACAGTAACTCATGAACAAATCTATGAGCGTCTATGTGCTGTAGAAGCTAAAGTAGACATTCTAGATAAGAACACTCAAGAGGTTGTTAAAGCTTTTAATGCTGCAGCAGGTGCTTTTACAGTACTTGAGTGGATCGCTAGGGCTGTAAAGCCTATTATCATTGTAAGTGCTTTCTTTGGAGCTATTTGGTTAGCTATTGACAACAGATTTCATGGAGTAAAATAATTATGGTTATGCCTACACGTGGACAGAGAACAGCTAAGAATAAGATGAAGAAGGTTATGGGTGAGTACAAAGAAGGTACTCTTCACAGCGGTAAAGGTGGCCCTGTGGTGAAATCTCGTGACCAAGCCATTGCTATTGCTATGAGTGAAGCAGGTAAAGCTAAAAAGAAGTCTAAAAAGGCTTGACATTAACACTAAAGTGTGTTAATATAGTATACAAGATATAAGGAATATTAATGGCTACGACATATCTACAGCTAGTGAATAACGTTCTTACACGGTTAAGAGAGAATGTAGTATCGTCAGTTAATGATACTCCTTATAGTTCTCTTATGGGTGTATTCGTTAATGATGCTAAGAGAGAGATTGAGGATGCTCATGACTGGAATGTACTGACAACTACCATTGTAGTTCCTACAGTGGCTAGTACTCGTAACTACACTCTTACAGGCTCAGGTCAGAGGTTTCGTACTCAAGATGTCTTAAATGACACTCAAGATGTACCTATGAGACAAGTACCTACTAACTGGATGAACAGACAGTACTTCTTAGGTAATGTGCAGAGTGCAGCTCCAATATATTATAACTACAGCGGTATCTCCGGTGATGATACTCAAGTGGATGTATGGCCCCGTCCTGATACTGTCTACTCATTGAGGTTTGAATTAGTTATTCCTCAAAGTGATTTAACAGCTGATGCAGATGCTTTAAAGGTTCCAGCACACTTGGTACAGATGTTAGCCTACGCTAAAGCTGTTGGTGAACGAGGTGAAGATGGAGGTACATCCTTCAGTGAGGTTTATCAGCAGTATCGTCTAGCCTTAGCAGACGCTGTAGCTATTGAGAAGAATCGTTATGATGATGAGACTACTTGGGTTGATGTCTAATGGTTGCTAAGCTCTTAACCACTACTATATCAGCTCCGGGCTTCCAAGGACTGAATACACAGGATAGCTCAGTCTCTCTAGAGGCTGGCTATGCTACCGTGGCTAATAACTGTGTCATTGATAAGTTTGGACGTATTGGTGCTCGTAAGGGATGGACACTATCTCATGCTTATAACAGTGATTTAGATGCTGCTGATGTTAAAGCTATTGGTGAGTTAATTGACAATGCTGGTAACTCATACATTATTGCTGCTGGTAACAATAAACTATTTAAACTTGTAGGCACTACACTATCACTGCTAACCTACGGAGGTGGCGGTACAGCTCCTACCATCACAGACAGTAACTGGCAGATGGCTCCTTTGAATGGTGTCCTGTATCTCTACCAAGCTGGTCATGATCCTTTAGTGTTTGACCCTGCAGTCAGCACAACTACATTTAAGCGTATCTCTGAGAAGACTGGATATGTAGCTACAGTGTCCAGTAACAATACAGTTATCAGTGCTTATGGTCGTACATGGTCAGCTAACAATGCTACAGCTAAGAGTACCATTCAGTTCTCAGACTTACTTGCTGGTCATGTCTTAAGTACAGGTACAGCTGGTACATTGGATGTATCTCAGGTGTGGCCTAATGGTGCTGATGAGATTATATCCTTAGCAGCTCACAATAACTTCTTGATTGTCTTTGGTCGTAGACAGATTCTTATCTATTCCAATGCTACAGACCCTAACAACTTAACACTATCAGATGCCATTACAGGTATGGGGTGTGTAGCCAGAGACTCAGTAGTAACTACTGGTGGTGATGTAATCTTCTTGTCTGACTCAGGTGTACGTTCATTAATGCGTACCATCCAAGAGAAGTCAGCTCCAATGAGAGACATCAGTGCCAATGTACGTGATGACTTAGTGTTGGAGATTAGCTTAGAGACTGCAGCTGACATTAAAGCTGTCTACTCTGACAAAGAAGCCTTCTACCTATTGTCTTTACCAGCTCGTCAGTTAGTGTACTGCTTTGACATGAGAGCATCCTTACAGAATGGTGCTAATAGAGTTACAACATGGGATGGCTTAGTTCCTACAGCTTTTAAGTACACTCGTAATAAAGACTTGTTATTGGGTGAGTCTGGTTACATTGGTAAGTATGATGGTTATAAAGACAACAATAACTCATACTTGCTAAGATACTTTACCAACTACTTTGACTTCCAGTCACCTACTGTCATTAAGATTATGAAGAAGGTAGGAGTAACAATTATTGGTGGTCAAGGTTATCCAGTCACTTTAAAGTTTGGATTTGATTACAGTGACATCTTGAACACACGCCAGTTTGACTTAGCCAATGCAGCCATTGCAGAATACAACATAGCTGAATATAACATTGGTGAGTATGGTGGTTCAGCTTTTGACAATAAGATTATTAATATTGGTGGCTCAGGTAAAGTTATTCAACTAGGCTTTGAAACCAATGTATTTAATAAATCAATATCCATTCAGAAACTTGATGTCTATGTTAAGACAGGGAAGACACGATAATGAGTAACTATACTAAAGCAACTAACTTTGCAATTAAGGATAGCCTAAATACAGGTAATCCTAGCAAGATCATTAAGGGTACTGAGGTTAACACAGAGTTTGATAATATTTCTTCGGCAATAAGTTCTAAACCTGATGCTAACAATGGTGCTCTTACTGGAACAACCACTGCAGTTAATCTTACTGTCTCTGGTACTTTAACAGCTACTATTGACGGAGGTACATACTAATGGCTGATCCTATTGACTGGACAAGTTTACTCGGAACCATTGCCTCTGGTGCTGTGGGTTCTGTAGGTACAAACTACGCAGCTAACCAAGCAGCTGATGCAGCTACACAGTCTGCTGAGAGAGCTGCACAGATGGCTCAATTCAGACCTGTAGGAGTTACTACAAGGTTTGGTAAATCAGGCTTTAACTACGACGATACTGGAAAGCTTATCGGTGCTGGTTATCAAGTAGCCCCTGACGTAGCTGCAGCTCGTGAAGGTTTAATGGGTATGGCAGGTACTGGCTTAGGTCAGGCACAAGCTATTCAAGCATTCCAGCCACAGGTTAACACTGCAGCTCAAGGGTTGTTTAATCTAGGTCAAGGCTACTTAGCTAAGACACCTGCAGAACAAGCTCAGATGTACATGACTCAACAGCAACAACTGTTAGCTCCGGGTCGTGAACAACAACTTGCACAACTGACTAACCAACAGCAACAGCAAGGACGTTTAGGTCTAGCTACTGGTGCTACTAATGCTGGTTACACTACTGGTGCTCCCGGCTTGCAAGCTACTAACCCTCAGATGGCTGCATACTACAATGCTATGGCTCAGCAAGATGCTCAGTTGGGTGCTAATGCTCAAACATTTGGTAATCAACAAGCTCAGTTTGGTCAAGGCTTGATGACTGGTGGATTGAACTTAGCAGGTCAAGGCTTTGGATTACAAACACAGGCTCTTGCTCCGTACACTAATTATGCTCAACAAGCCATTAACTTAGAGAATCAAGGATTGAATGCTTTGACTCAAGGTACTGCATTGGGTGGTGCAGCAGCAGCTCAGAATCAGCAAGCAGCTCAGTTGTATATGCAAGGTCAGAATACAGCTAACCAAGCACAACGTGCAGCTTTGCAGGGAACTGTTGGTGGCTTAACAGATCCAATTAGTCAACTCATTGCAGGTTTAACAGGTGGTGGTAATACAGGTGGTGTTAATTACAATGCTGTGATTAATCCTTACTTTACACCTACCCGATAATAAGGAATAACAACATGGCAACACCATCAATTCAAGGTTTGTTTGGAGGCATGGGTACTCCTGAGGAAATGCAACGTGCTGCACTAGAGCAGAAGGCTATGCAGTTTGCTCAGCTATCCCAAGACCAGCAATTAGGTACGATGGCTTACAAAGGCGGTGCTAACTTAGGCAGAGGTTTGGCAGGTGCTTTTGGAGTAGATGTACAAGATCCTTCAATGAAACAAGCTTCAATGCTTCGTCAGTTGGCTTCACAGTTTGATACTGGCACTGTAGCTGGTATGAAACAATATGCTGCAGCTCTTGCTGGTGTTAATCCTGAGATGTCTAACAGAGCTATGGCAATGGCTCGTGAGATGGAGTTGTCTGAGGCTAAGATTAGTTCTGAAAAGGCTGATATTTCATTAAAAAGTGCTCAAACATCTAAAGCTGGGCAGGAAATTCAAGAAATATCTGATAAACAAGCAGCTAAGGGTGCTCGTGTTCAAATGTTGAGGGACGCTGGTTTAGGTGATTCTGAAGCTATGGGTATTGCTTCTAATGATTCAGCTTTTGCTAAATACATAGAAACTAAGAAAGTACCAGTACCTTCTGAGTATGCTGTACAAGCACAAAAGTTAGGTTTTACAGCTAAACCTTATTTAAGTGATTACACACCTGACCAAGTTAAGAAGATGGAAGAGGGCGTAGTTGCTAATAAGAAAGCTATCGCTAAAGCTGGGGCTATGAATCTGGATATTGGTACAATATTTGATAAAGCACGTGCTGCTGGTGATGCTAAAGCTCAATCAGAAGCTTGGGGTAAAGCCGGTGATACTTATAAGTCTCAAGTAGCCTTGACTGGAAAACTAGATCGTGTTGTTGCTGACTTACCAGCTACATTTACAGGTTCTTTTGCTAATGGTTCATTGCAGATTGCTAAGGTAGCTGCTGGTTTAGGTATTCCAGTAGATACAAAACGTATCACTAATACAGAATACTTAAACAGTGTTACCTCTGAACTTGTACGTACTATTGCTAGGGACTTTCCCGGTAGTCAATCTAATGCAGAACTGCAGCAGTTGTTGCTTAGTAAACCTTCTTCACCACAACAATGGCAGACAATTCTTCGTTTACTGCAAGATGTTCAGCGTCAGACTAAAGCAGGTACTATCACATACGAGAAAATTGCTAAGTTACCACAGGAAGAGCGTTTTAAAGTTGATTACAATCTTGAGAATGGTCAGATACAGAAGAAACTTGCACGTAGTGACGATCTTACAGCACGTGTAAGAGCAGGTACAGCCAGTGTAGATGAAGCACAGGAACTTAAGAAATTACGGAGTGAATTACAATGACAGATCAAGAACTTGATGATTACATTACAAAAGCTCAGCAAAAAAGCAGGGAGACTGGTCTTCCAATCATTCGTCAAGATTCTGTTTTAGCACCTGCTTATAAACCTCAACAGGAAGATTCAATTCTTCCTACTTTAGGAGGATTAGCAGGAGGTATTGCAGGTGGTCTTCTTATTAAAAATCCATATGCAGGAGCTACAGCAGGTAGAGCTTTTATGGGTTCTTTATTACCTTCATTAGCTGGCTCAAGCGTAGGAACTGCTGCGGGAACTGCTGCTGAAAGAGGAATAGCAGGTGATTTACTGTCTGGAGAAGGCGGTAAACAAATGGTTGGAAACCTGCTTGAAAACGCTGCTTGGGATCTTGGTGGAAACCTTGTATTTAGTTTAGCTGGTAAGACGTATCGTGTAGGTAAAGATATGTTAAGTAAGGGTGGTATTACTCCTGAACAAGAAGCTCGTAACGCAGCTCAAAAGTTTTTGTCTGAAAAAGGAGCTACTCTTTCTTTAGGTCAGCTTGAAGGAACAAGGTCATTAATGACAGCTGAAAGCTTCCTTAAAGGTGGCACAGGCGGTGGTGAATTTGCTAAGCAGGAACAAGGTGTTTCTAAAGCTGTTCAACAAGGTTTAAATGATGTTAAAAGTTCTCTTCAAACATCAGAAGCTTTTAATCAAGCAATTAAATCTGAAGAACCTTTAAATTTAGCAGCTGGTGAAAATTTTAAAAATGTTACTAATATAGCTAGAAATGCTTTTAAAGATTATCACCGTCCTTTCTATCAGTCATTAAGTCAAGATTATGGCGTATATCTTGATCTTCGAAAGATTAAGGATCAAGCTAAAGAAGAACTTTTACGTATTGAAAAGATTAAAGGTGCAGGTGCTTCAGCAGATCGTAAAGAAGTACTAGATCAGATTTTAAAACAAGATGACTTCTTAGACTTCGGTGCAGCGCATGATTTGAGAAGCGGTTTTAGTGGTGCTGCAAACGATTTAAAAACACCCGGAAAGAATGCTACATCAAAAGAGGCTGCATATAATAAGTATGCTTCTGAAATAGATAAAAATATGGAGAAAGCTATGCAAATGGCTTACTCTAACCCCACACAACTTAAGAGTATTGAAAGTAAAGGATATATTGGTTTTGAACAACCACAAGTAGGTTCAACAGTAATTACAGGAAATGCTGGTTTTAATCCCGGTATGGCTCAAACACCCATATCTAAAAAGCTTATTCAAGAATACAAAAATACTACCGATGCTTATAAAGCAGGCATGGAAGGTCTTTTTAATGAGACTATCAATACTGCAATGGCTGCAAAACCATCAAAAGTAGGTGCATATCTTGCTGATTTAACTGAATCAGAAAACTTTAGAGACTTATTTAAAGCGGTTTCTCAAATTGATAAATATGTCAAAATAGGTGGTAAAGAATCTAAAGAATCTATAGGTATGTTGGCTGATGTTAAGTATACATTTTTTAATACTGCAATGTCTACACCTGAGAAGGCTCTAAAGTTTAATGAACAACTTAAAAGCAATCCTGATTTAAAAGCTGCTTTCTACAAGATGTTTAGGTCTGAAGCTCCTCAGATTAGAGAGCTTCTTAATGCTGCTGATATTGGGTTGTCTAAAACAAATGGTGCTAGTTATTATTTGAGTAACAGGCTTGCAGGAACAGCTTATCAAGGTACAGGTGCAATTACAGGTTATTTTCTTTTACCTGACTCTGTTCAGGAAAGGCTTAAAGATAATCTTCCTCAAGCAGCTATCACTGCAGGTGCTTTATTGATTACTCCTAAGATACTAGCTAAAGCAGCTACTAATAAAGATGCTGCTGATGCACTTGCTAAGCTTGCTAGTTTTAAACAAGGTAACAAGATGTCAGGAGCCGCAGCTGCAAAGCTTGTAGATCAGTTAAATAAAGCTAATATTATTGATAGTGAGTATATCTCTACTATTGATTCTATCTTTAATGCTCCTCAAGATAGACAAACTGTAACCCCGTTGCCTATGTCTGATATGGATTTAGACAAGTATATTCAAAGCAAGCAACAGTAACCCCCATGAAGAGGCTAACTCTAGCCCTTCTAATCCTTTTTACGAGTTTTATAGCCACAGCTGGCTTTGATCCTAACGCAGATAGATGTGTTAAGTGGACATGGAAGTGGGCTGAAGACTATAAGACTCGTATTGTCGTATGTCTAGAATGGAAGAAAGCATATAACAAATGATTGATCCTCTAACAGCTCTAGCAGGGATACAGTCTGCAATCAGCATGGTCAAGAAGGCTAGTAAGGTAGCCAATGATCTAGGCTCTCTTGCACCTATGATTGGTAAGATGTTTGATGCCAAGAGTGTAGCTACAAAGGCTATGCTTCAGGCTAAGCAGTCTGGTAAGGGTTCCAACATGGGGACTGCATTACAAATTGAGATGGCTTTGGAGCAAGCTAGAGCCTTTGAAGAAGAACTTAAGATGCTCTTCATGCAGACAGGTAAGATTGATGTCTGGAATAAGATTAAGGCTAGGCAAGCTGAGATGGACTTAGCTGATGCCAAGGAGCTTAGTGCTCTGAAGAAAGCTGAGAAGGCAGCTAAGGAGAAAGAACAAGAGCTAAATGAACTAGCTATGGTTCTAGGTGGTTGTGCTTTTGTGTTGTTCTTAGTGTTTGTTTGTGTTAATGAGTTAATGACCTTCTGTCAAACAACACACAGGTGTGGACGCTGAGGCTGGTAGATGAATGAATATCAGAAGACCTTTGATATGTGCCTCAAGATATTTGTCTATGGCTGTGTAGCTCTGTACTTCTTAGGCTTCCTTAAGTTTCTCCCTGACGATTTGTCGGATAAAGTTGTTAATCTCCTACTATCTAAGATTGGCTTATGAAATATCTCTTATTTATTCTACTGTTTACCTTAGCAGGATGTGAAGACAGATACAGATACTACTGTCAGAATCCTGATAACTTCCATGCTGAACAGTGTCAGAAACCTAGATGTCAGTTTACTCAAACCTGCCCTGAATACTTAGTAGCACCTATCTTGGAGAAACAAATTGATAAGACTAAATAGTAGCGATAATCCTAAATTAACAACTGAAGAGATTGAGGTACGTATCTGGGGCTTTGTTGTAATCGCTATTACTTTAATTCTAATAGGTATTGTCTTTGCACTCTTGTATTCAGTTACTTTTGTAACACAGCCTATTAAGTCAATGGCTCCTATTGACCAAGCCTACACCAAGATGCTTAACGATATTGTCCTGTTACTTGTGGGTGGTATTGGAGGCATTGTAGGTAAGAGAGCTGTTAATTCAGCCTTAAGACCTCCACAGCCTCCTATGATGATGGGTCAACAACATTGTGGCGGTGGTGGATACGGTGGAGGTGGCTACGGTAGCAGTTATGCTCCTCACCAGAGCTTCGCTCCTTCACAGTCAGCCTACGGCCTACCAAGTCAGCCCTTTGGTGCTATGCCAGTATGGAAGAATCCTGAGTTAGATGAATCATGGACACCCGGCCCTCCACCTACGACTCCTCCTGAGCACTTAGAGGACGATGAGGATAGAGAAGAGATAGCCCAAGCTAGAAAAGAGGTAGATTAATGTTCCTTCCAATTCCTTTACCGTGGCTTATAATAAGTGCACTTATATCTTTATTCGGTACGTATCAAGTTGGTCATCATTATGGCTGGCTTGAACGTGACCAAGATATGCAGATAGAGATTGCTAAGAAGAATGATGAAGCTCGTGAACTTGAGAAGACTCTCACCTCTAAACTGGCTGATAAAGAAACAGCACTAAGAAAGGCTACAAATGAAATATCTAAAAAGAAATCTGCTATGCGTGAGCTTGCTAACACTGGTAGGTTGCGCCTCCCCACCACCAGTTGTGTTCAAACCAGCTCAGGTTCCACCCCTGCCTCAGGAAATAGCGGAGCCGATGCAAGCGAACTTGAGCGACAGACTATTAATGCTCTTATCGACATCGTCGCAGAAGGAGACAAAGCCATCGTCAAGCACACCCAGTGTGTCGCAGCCTACAACGAAATGAGGGAGCTGGTTAATGGTAAACGGTGAACAACTAAGACAGCTTAAGATTGACCCTGCACTTGCAGACCCTTTCAATGAGACTTTTGAAAGGTTTGGTATCACTACACCAGCTCAGCAAGCTTCATGGATTGGTCAGTGTGGTCATGAGTGTGGTAACTTCCGCATCATGGAAGAGAACCTAAACTACAGAGCACCTACACTGTTAAAACTATTTCCTCAGAATCCTAAGCGTGTTTGGGGATTCACTCCTGAGAGTGCTGCAGCTTATGAGAAGCAGCCACAGCGTATTGCTAATAGGATTTACGGTAATCGTATGGGCAACAGAGATGAAGCTTCTGGGGATGGATTCAGGTTCCGAGGCTCCGGATTTCTTCAGCTAACTGGCATGAACAACTTCTATCATGCAGGTCAGGCACTAGGTGTTGACTTCATCATGCAACCTGAGTTAGTTCGTACACCCATGTATGCAGCTCAAACAGCTGGATGGTTCTGGCAAACTCACAGGCTCAACCAGTATGCTGATAGTCGTGACTTCGTAACAATGACTAAGCGTATCAATGGAGGTACGATAGGTCTAGACGATAGAATAAAACATATCAACCATGCTCTAGAAGTACTGAGTTAATAATAATAAAGCCCCAAAGGATTACTCCTAAGGGGCTTTTTAGTTATCCTAGTATATTCTTCAGTTCATGACGATTAATCAAGGATAAATGCTAGAGTAATGAAGCCTATGTGTAAGTAGATGACTTGGTTAGCTTCATCTGACATATTGTTCTCCTCATCCATGATGTACAGTTCATCAGCTTCTATGCCAAAGACTAAGCCAGTCTTGAATTCAAAGTCTAGTATCATATCTCACACGCACCAGCGGTACACGCTAGTGTCTGAGCACCTTCAACATTGTCAGTACCTTCAACCAGTTTGTCCCAGTCAATACCTAGAGGCATATTGGCTACCATGTCGTGATACTCAAACTCAGTCATGGACTCATAAGGAGCTTGTCGGTATGTTCCACCATCCATAGGTAAGAAGCTCACACCTGTAATCTCATCAAAGTTATTCCACACCCATGCACCAACTTCAGGCCACTCAGTCTCAGTCACTGAGATAGTCACTGAAGGCTTATGCTCACAGTAGTGACGCTGGAACAGTAGCCACAGTTTCAAGTGTTGGATAGCATTCAAGTCTTCACGCAGTACAGCACCCTTCTCAACTCGCATTGGGAAGCTGAAGATAGTTGTGCTATCAGGCTTCATCACACAAGCTTCAGATGGAAATCCTTGAGATTGCAAGAAGGCAGTCAGAGGGTCTTTGTTATCAGAGCGTACCCGACGAATAAAGTACTGACTGTGCTGAGGGTGGATGCCACTAGCAGTGCCTGTGAGCTGCGATACAGTTCCTTCTGGCTTAATGGCAGTAATGGCAGCACTACGATTAATACCGATAGCGTCAGCAAACTCAGCGTTAGTGTCAATAGCAACATTCTTCATTCCTTCCAAAATAGCTGGCAACTCAGTGTTATCAGGATTATTCAACAGTGCGTTGTCCAAGATACCAGTCATAGACACACCAAGCAAACGCTCATCTTCAGTGTTTGTCTGCCACACCTTACGAAGGTACGGGAAGTGAGTCATGGTCGATTGAAAAGTCCCCAGAATAGTAGCCAAGCGCACCTTATTCCGTAGAGTATCCACACTATCATCGCTCCTGACAATAACAGAAGACAGATTACAAAATTGATAAGGTCTAAGGATAATCTCACTGCAAGGGTTTGTACCCCACTCTTTACCCAGTTCCCTACGTCCACTCTTAGCTGCTTGAAGTTCACTTGCATAACGATTAAAGATGCCTCGCTCTCCAGAATGTGATTCATAAATACTTGACCACTCACGCATGAACTTACCCACATCAGGCTTCACTTCATAGATGGCACTGTTGTTAGCCAAGGCACGTTGACCATTACCGTCCCACCAGTTACCAGCTTTAGCGTGAGCCATACGGTCATCACTCAAGTCTGACAGGGAAATCATTGCTGATCGTCGTACACCACCGACAACCACGACTTCTCCGACCTTACATAGAATATCGTGTGCCTCAAGCGAGGTGAGCTTCCGTCCAACCGCTCCACGGAACTTTGCAACCACATACTTAAAGAGGTCAACAAGTGGTTCTGGCCCTGATGCTCTTCCACCAAAGGTTTTGAGTCTAGCTCCTGCCGGACGTACACCCGAAACATCCCACTTAGGCACTTCTCCAGCGTATAGCAAGGCAATGACTTGTCGTAAGGCTTTAGCCCACCCCTCTTTGGAATCCTTAACATTAATGACAGTGCCACTATTGTAGAGATCAACTGGAATCTCAGGTAACTTAGATACATACTTTTGCTCCACACTAAAGCCTACACCAGTTCCGCATAACAGAATATACATAGCCTCATCGAAGGCTTTAGGATCATCAATGGGAAGGTACGAGCAGTTATAACCAGCAATGTTCTGTCGCTCTAAAGCATCACCAGCTGTCATGATGCTACGCATTGAAGGCATCACTTCTAAGTTAGTCACAGCAGATTGCAGCTCAGTACGTAGTGGCTGTGTCAGTGTATAGTCATGCTTGTCTTTCAAGTGCTTGGTCATGAAGTCAAAGTAGCGGTTCACAGTCTCAGGCCAGTGCTCTCTACGGCCTTTATCATCCAAGTAGCGAGAATAACGACTTTTACCGATGTACTCTTGGTAAGGTGTCATAGTTGTTGTTGTTGTCATTTAGTCTAGTTCCTTTATTAAATATTCTTGTTTCTTTTCAATCACATCATCAAATCTTTCAACAAGGTCATCACTCTGGATTCCTAACAGTTCCAAGAGTGAGACCTCATCCAAACGCTTGAGAGCCTCTTTCAGTTCTTCAAATGTTATTGCTGCGTTCACGTTTACTGATCTCACGTTCAATGTACCACTTAGCCTTCTTCAGGTCTTCAATGGCATCTTGCTTAAGGTCACATCTCCAGATGTACTTGATTGCATTACCTAAGTTAAAACCCATGTGTTCTGTAACTTGGATACATTCAATACCTGAGGGATGTTTAGTATAGTGAGGAGGTTGACTAACTACATCAACTTCCTCTTTGAAGTCAACCCACTCTTTAATGGCTTCACTGAGAGGTTTAGCTGCTTCTCTTATGAAAATACTACGGTTAACCCACTTGTCATAATCTGCACAGTCATTGCAGGGATGTATTTTATCGTCTAGTTCACTGTAAAAGCAAGTTCCACATTCCTTATTAACCATATTTTCTCCCTAAGTATTCTACGCTTAAGAACATTTCATCGAAGTGTCCATCCTGTACCTCATTCATCATCAGTAAGCCCCTCCAGTGTCTATTGCTTAGTTGATCCATATAACTTTCATCGTGGAGATAGTAAGAGCCAACGATGATAGCACAAATAGGCTTCCCATCAGCACGCTTACCGTAGGCAATCTGTTTACCTTGTTGATGTCCAGCAACACAAGACATATGAAGCTTGTTAATAATAGCACTAGCAGCACCTGCTGGACGTCCCATCGCACCAACAGGCCAGTAGTGATTAAAGCCAACACCATTAATGAACACAGGATGAAGGAAACCGTGTACTTCCCAATCTTTTTCATACTCAAGATCCTTTGTAGATATTAAGCCTTCCAGTGTAGGATTATTGTTAATAGCCCTATCAATCCTGTTCTCATGGTTTCCTAAAGTCATCACCATACGAGGCTTGTAAACCTTGTGCTTAGATGACTTCTGAGACTTCTGAAGTTCTCTCAAAGGTGCTAAGAGAAGCTTCATGGCCTCCTTAGTAGCTTCAACATCCTTCTTGTAGCGTAGACCTTCAAAGTACTTACTACCCTTGATGTCGTGAGTGCTAAGGCTTGGCATATCTGCAAAGTCACCTATGTTAATCACTACATCAGGCTTGTAATCGACAATGGCTTTACCAGCCCATGTCAGGTGCTCTAAAGGTACACCCTCTTTAATCTGACAGTCCGGTATTACTAATATCTTCAAGTTCATCCCCTTCAACTGTTAGTCTATCACCTTCACGTAAGCCAGCTTTGATGGCCTCCAAGATACCAAAGGTCAGGAGTGACTTAGCTTCTTCGTTAGTGAGATCAAACTGGAATGTTGCATCACCATTGGAGTGTTCCTTAATCAGATTTACGTTCACTTTGAGCCTCCTTCAAGAATTCTTCAGCATCATTAACAAACATGAAGTATCTAAGACACACGGCCAGAGCTTCGTTGACTTCTTTGCAGCTGGCAATGTCTTCAGGATGACTACTCCAACCACCATCAAGAGTATTCAAGTAAGTACTCTTCATAGTCTCAACTGTGATAGCGTCTGTAAAGTCTTCCCAAGCATTCTTAATCTCAGGAGACTTCAACATTGCTTCAATTAGATTATTTATCATATTTAGAACCTCTTTCATTTAACCATGACATAGGAATATCTTTATCGGCATATTGGAATCCATGCTTGTTGCACCAATCCCCATATGTAGTTTGGCTTACCTTTGAGAGTTTAGACTTAGAGTTACTGAAGACAAATCTAATATCAAGTTCAGGATGTTGTTCCTTCACCATCAAGTGTTTCTGTCTATCAGCAGTCATGAACCTGCCTTTGCTCTCAATGATAATACCGTTACTAAGTAGTAAGAAGTCAGGAGTGTATGTACGTTTCTTCTCAGGCTGCGTATATCCAATGATTAACTTCTCATACTCAAATGGAACTTCTAAGGCTTTCAATCTCTCAGCTATCTTGTCTTCTAACCCTGACCTGAACCCATGCTTCAAAGCTACTTGTCTAACTGTCAGTGGCTTCTTACGCTTCGGCTTCATGGTACTCCTTAGTGATCTGATACTGGTGCAAGAAAGCTCCAAAGGTATCTACAAACTCTTCTTCGTGGTTTAGCTTACCCATTGTGAACAAGATGGCATGAACTAACTCATGGTAGAAGGTTTGCTCAGTAGACTGCTTATTCATTCCAGTACGTATGCTAATGGTTTGCTTCTCAGAATCACACTTGCCCATGTCTTCCATGTGATCTGCATAGACTACGTTCCACTTTGATCCTGCAAGCTCGAAGGTGGTTGCCACATCTGGTTTGCTTTTCTTCTTAGCCATAGGAGCTTACCGTTTTCCAGTACCCTGTCAGTATTGCCGTCATAAGCTTTGATACAAGCTGCATATAGTTCCTCTTCGGTTGTACAGTCTTTGAGAATCTTATCAGCCTTTACAGGGCCAATACCTCGTATACC